GGAAGTGTGGTGGGAAGAATGGTGGGAAGTATGGTGGGAAGAACGGTGGGAAGAATGGTGGGAAGTGTGGTGGGAAGAACGGTGGGAAGTGTGGAGGTGTAAATGTTTCTACAGTTCCAGTTGTTGTACCTAGAGATTGTCCATTTGCATTTGATGCGTAAACAGTATAAGTTTCAGAGTTTGGAGATGCTGTATCAAATGGAGATGTTGCAGAAGCAGATAAAGATCCCCGAATGCTGGAAGTAATTTGAAAAGTAGTTATTGCGCTTCCACCAGTAGCATTTGCAGAAAAAGTAATTCTGTCATTTCCAGAAGCTGGGACTGGGCTTGGCCCAGGGGCACTTGTTGAAACAGTTGCACTTGGAGCTTGTGGAACTGTGGTGGCAGTTATTGATCCCGATGTTGTTGCTTGAGATGAGCCAGCAGCGTTAGAGGCAACAACTGTAAATGTATATGCCGTTGCACTTAATAATCCTGTAAAGGTATAACTAGTACTAGAAGTAGTTTGTGTTGTTGTTGCTGGGGTTGATGTAATGGTATAAAGTGTTGCTGGGGGTGATGCGGCTGGCAAAGACCATGTAAGAGATGCTGCGCCATTATTATATGCCCGCCCAGTACCCACATTTGTTGCAGTTAAGGAAGTAACTGCATTTGGTTCTAAGAAGTTATCCTGTGCTGAGGATTTTCTACCTATTTTCTTATTTGCCATCTATTTAGCCCCTATCTTTATTTTTTTAATTATGCTGTCAAGTCTCCAGCTAGCAACCAAGTGTTTACTGCTACCTTAGTCAATGTTGCTGATGAATATGTTGTTCTTAGTGTTAGTCCTGGTGTACGAAGAATTGTAACTGTACCATCTGCTGCTACAAAGTTTGCGCCAGTTCCTGATGCTTGATAGAAATCAATTGATGTACCAATTGGGAAGGCTGTTGTTGCATTTGTTGGTATTGTAATTGCTCGTGTACCTGCAATTGGGATAAGTTGATCTCTTAGGGCAAGGCCACCTGTTGATAGGTTATATGCTGCTGAGATTTCAGTTCCAATTGTTGTAAGTGATGGAATTCCAGCTTTTGTTTGAGTGCCATCTGTAAATGCTACTCCTGCTGCCGCAACTGTCACTGTACCAGTAAATGTTGGTGAGGCAAGTGGTGCTTTTAGGCCAAGACTTGTTGTTACAGATGTAGCAAAGTTTGCGTCATCTCCAAGTGCTGCAGCAAGTTCATCAAGTGTGTTGAGTGCTGCTGGGGCAGATGCAATTACTGCATTTACTTGTGCTGTTGCATCTGCAATTGCTTCTGACTTAGCAGTTGCAATTGCTGAAGCCTGTGCTGTAGATACTGGTTTTGCTGTATCAGCTGTATTGTCAACAGATCCAAGCCCAACCATAGTCTTTGTAATTCCTGATACTGTACCAGTAAATGTTGGTGAAGCAAGATCTGCTTTAGCAGCAAAACTTGTTGAAAGCCCATCAATCTTTGACTGTGCAATTGCTGCTGCTGCATTAATGTCTGCATCGACAATTGTTCCAGTTGCAATCTTAGCTGAAGTTACTGCTCCATCTGCAATCTTTGTTTCAGTTACTGAATCAATTGCAAGCTCTGAGCTAGTTATTGAAGATGCAATAATTTCTGCAGTTCCTACTGAATCATCTGACATCATTGATTGAGTAATTGTATTTGCAGGAAGTGTTACTGTTCCTGTAAATGTTGGGGAAGCAAGTGGTGCTTTAGTATCCATTTGAGTCTGAATACCAGAGGTTACTCCGTTAACATATGACAACTCAACGTTGCTGACATCACCGATTGAGGTTGATGCTGGAAGAGTTACTGTGCCAGTTAGTGTCGGTGAAGCAAGTGGTGCGTAAGTTGAAGCAGCAACTGTAGTTTCCAACTTTGCATCAATTTGAGTCTGAATACCAGAAGTTACTCCGTTAACATATGCCAACTCAACGTTGCTGATATCACCGATTGAGGTTGTTGCTGGAAGAGTTACTGTTCCAGTAAATGTTGGTGATGCTAATGGCGCATAAGTTGAAGTAGCGGTTGCAGAGGCTAACTTAGCATCGATCTGGCCTTGTATTGAAGAAGTTGCTCCGTTTAGGTAACCTATCTCTAGGTTACTAACCTCGCCAATTGAAGTTGATTCTGGTAGAGTTACTGTTCCAGTAAATGTTGGTGATGCCAATGGCGCTTTGGTATCAAGCTGTACCTGAATACCAGAAGTTACTCCGTTTACATATCCAATCTCTAGATTGCTTACTTCGCCAATCGAAGTTAATGCTGGAAGAGTTACTGTTCCAGTAAATGTTGGTGATGCAAGTGGTGCTTTTAAACTAAGAGAGGTTGTGACTGTTCCAGCAAAATTAGCGTCGTCTCCAAGAGCTTGTGCAAGTTCATCTAGTGTGTTAAGAACTCCTGGCGCTGAAGCAATAAGTCCTGCTACTGCAGCACTTGATGTTGCGTCTGCATAAGCTTCAGCTTGATTTTTTGCTGTTGCAATTGCAGATGCTGTAGCCGTTGAAACAGGCTTATTTAAATCAGTTGTATTGTCAACATTTGCAAGGCCTACATCTGACTTAGTAATTCCAGTTGGGGTATTTATTACTGGAGATGTAAGAGTCTTATTTGTAAGAGTTTGTGTTCCTGTTGTAGTGGCAAGGATGCTTGTGTCAGCAATACCGTGAACAGATGTTGTATCTGCTTCGTGTGTTGAAAGAGCTGTTCCTGCTGCTGAAGCTGCTGCTGCAATTGCTTCTGATTTAGCAGTTGCTACAGTTGTTGCAGTTGCAAGAACTGATGTATCAGCAATACCGTGAACAGATGTTGTATCTGCTTCGTGTGTTGAAAGAGCTGTTCCTGCTGCTGAAGCTGCTGCTGCAATTGCTTCTGATTTAGCAGTTGCTACAGTTGTTGCAGTTGCAAGAACTGATGTATCAGCAATACCGTGAACAGATGTTGTATCTGCTTCGTGTGTTGCAATTGCGGCTGAGATTGCGGCTGTTGCTGAAATAACTTTCCAGTTACTATCAGTGCTTGCAGGTGATGCTGATAAAACATATGTTGTTCCAGTATCTGACTGAATTGCAATGTCTCCAGATTCTGCTGTTAATGCTAATCTTGCTGCTTGGTTTGCAACAGCGCTTACTGTTACCTTAGCAAGTGGGGGTAGCTGAGCGGAAGGGATAAAGCCTGATGAATCCAGTGAAGCAACACCATTTGCAACACCTTTTGTACTTAAAAGAATATAATCGTCTACTGTTTGTGAGAGAGCATAACTTAGTGAGTTCCAAGCAGTGCTTCCATCTCCAAATTTAAATGTATTAGTATCTGTTTCAATACCAATTTCTCCAGCTGCTAGGGTTGGGTTTGCTGCATCCCATTGAGCTTCTGTGCCTCTTCTTAACTGTAATCTTACTGTTGCCATTTTATTACCCCTTATATATTTTATTTATACTGCTTATTGTATCATTTATTGCTTTAAGATATAGATCCAGAGTCAAAAATCATAGAAACGTCAGCATCTGTAGAGGATGGGGATCCACCATCTACAAACTTGCTTGTTCCATCAGGAGTAACTCCATTTGCCTGAACTGTGTATATTGGCTGTCCGTTATAATCAATAGCTAGACCAATATCCATAAAACTAATTTGTGAAGCTGTATCTGGAATCTCTGAATTAAGTGCAATTGGCACCCATGTTCCATTTATCTGAAGCTGTAGCTTATTTGTTGCTGTATCAAATCTAAGGGGTGTTGTTCCTAAAACGACGTTAGACCCAAATGTGGCAGTACCTGCTACATTGAGTCCATTCTTTACTTTAAAATTCTTATTATCTGTTGCCATTTAAGTTCACATATCCCCTAAGTGTTTTGGTGGGGGATTTTTAAGGAATCCCCCAAAACCTTTATTTAATTATTTAATTAGTGTTCCAACAACGACAACTTCAGTGTTAGCGTTTGCTGGTGTTACTCTAATTCTTACATCTGATCCAGAGTAATCTGCTGTTACTGCAGCTAATTCTGTTCCATTTGAATATGTAATTCCATATTCAGAAACTGCTACATTGTTTGCAGTATCGAGGGTTACTACTAAGTCTGAAACCTGAGTATGTACACCATTCTTTACTTTGACTACAAACTTAGCACTTCTATAGTCTGCTGCTACCCATGAGATAGCTGTTGTTTCTGCTGCCACTGCAATATTTCCAGTTGTTGCTGCAACTTGTTTAGCAACAGAGTTGTAATTAATTGCTGTGAATGATGTTGTTCCATTTTGCTGAGCTGTATTAGCTGCTGCTGCTGTTGCTTCTGCTGCTGCCTGAGCTGCGTTGGCCTTAGATGTAGCATCTGATGCTGCAGTTGAAACTGCTGTTGCTACATTTGCTGTAGTTGCTAAAAGTGAAGTATCTGCAATTCCATGAATATTTGTTGTATCTGATTCATGTGAAGAAAGTGCTGCTGCTGCAGTTGCTTCTGCACCTGACTTAGCGTTGTTAGCCTTTGTAGTTGCATCTGTTGCTGCTGCTGAGATAGCTGCTGCTTGAGCTGCGTTAGCCTTAGTTGTTGCGTCTGCTGCTGCGGTTGCTTCTGCTGCTGCTTGAGCTGCGTCTGCTTCAGCCTTAGCAAATGCTGTAGTTGCAATCTGAGTTGTATCAGTATTTGCTGCTGCAGTAGGTGCTGTTGGTACACCAGTTAGTGCTGGTGAAGCAAGTGGGGCTTTTGTTCCCAAAGCTGTTGTAATAGTTGTTGTGTAATTAGCATCATCATTTATTGCTGCTGCTAATTCATTTAATGTGTTAAGAAGTGCTGGTGCTCCATCAACAAGACCGTCTACTGCTGTTGCAATTGCTGTACCAGCTGCTGTTGCGGCTGCTGAGATAGCTGCTGCTTGAGCTGCGTTAGCCTTAGTTGTAGCATCTGTTGCTGCTGCTGAGATAGCTGCTGCTTGAGCTGCGTTGGCCTTAGTTGTAGCATCTGCTGCTGCAGTTGCTTCTGCTGCTGCTTGAGCTGCGTTGGCCTTAGTTGTAGCATCTGTTGCTGCTGCTGTAGTTGCTGCTGACTGAGCTGCGTTAGCCTTAGTTGTAGCATCTGTTGCTGCTGCTGAGATAGCTGCTGCTTGAGCTGCGTTAGCCTTAGTTGTTGCATCTGATGCTGCAGTTGATACGGAAGCTGCATCGCCTGATACTCTAAGTGCTGCTTCTGCTGCTACCTTAGTTGTTGCATCTGATGCTGCTGCTGTAGTTGCTGCTGACTGTGCTGCTGCTGCTGAGCCTGCTGCATCGTATGCTGCGGCTGTTGCTGAAAGTGCACGAGCATCTGTAAAATATTTGTTTGCTGCATTTTCTGCAAGATCCGCTGTGTCATGATTTGAAAGACTTGAAACTGTACCTGTTACATTACCAGTAAGATTACCAATAAATGTAGCAGTAATTGTTCCTGCAGAAAAGTTGCCAGAGGCATCGCGCTTTACTACGGTATTTACTGTATTGGCTGAAGTTGCTGTACCACCAATAAGACCAACAATATAGTCTTGATCTGCCTGTGCCTTGGTTAATACACCAAAACCGTTAACGGTAGCTGTAGCACCCTCAACGATCAGACCATTTTTAATTCTAAAATTTTTGTTTACTGTTGCCATTTATATGACTCCCTTTTACTGCTTTTTTTATGCTTTTAATGCTGTTCTAAAATATCTTACCTTTATTGATCCTGAAACAGGTGTTACGCATAGACTTATTATACCGCTATTTTCTTCAAAAGTAACTGTGGCTAGTGATAAATCTGTATTTGATACTATGTCTGATTCTGAGATGTAAACATTAGTTCCATCATTAAGCACTGCAATAGTTGACGTATGTGTTAGGTTCCCAACAGATTTATCAATCTGTAATGTGTATCTAACCGTCTTATACACTGTCTTGGAAAATGAGTCTATAGTTGTTTTATTTTCTATACCGTCTATGGTAAGATCATTGTTCCCGTCCAAACCTAATAGCTCTGAAGCATTTTCTGCATCAAGGGTCGCTAGGTTTGCCTGTAGTTGACTTACTTTGTAATCTATCGAGTTTACATCTGTTGATCCATTTACACCAAGCTTGTTCTCAATTGCCTCAATTGCATCATTGACGTTACCATGCAGCGTTGCATGGCCTTCCATTGATTCGGTTGCGGCAGGATTTGTAAGGTTATCTTTTGATGTTGGGTAGCTAGTTGCCAATTTGTCCTCCGTCCAACAGTGTTAATTCTGTGTAACTTGCATTTGCATACGATGATGTTGGAGTGCCACCGTCTAGACCAATTATAGCAGGATTAGTTTCTAAAACACCTGCATTATTGTTAATGTCTTCAGAAAAGTTTATTGTTTCTTGCAAGTTAACTCTGTGTACATTTCCATCATAAGAATGTGTGTGCATGTAGAATGGAGCGGGATCAGTAGAGCCAGGAGTTAAGTCAACCCAAATTGCACCATTATATATTTTAATGTTTTTGCTTGTTACATTAAAATATACATCTCCAATTGATCCAACTGCAGGATCTTGTGCAAGAGTAAGTAAATTTAATAAAGACTTAAACTTTTTGGCCATTTGAAATCCTTAGCCTACTACAACTACTTTATATTCTCCAGATGCTGGTGCAACTGCAAATTTAATAGTTACAGATAAATCTGATGTATGCTCAACATCTGCAAGTACTTCTGCATATGGTGTTGCAACTTCATATATAGAAACTACGACGTCTTTTGTTCCCAGGTTATGATTAACTGGATGAGTTGTAGAGTTTAGTGTTAGGATCTCAGAATGTTTTCTTGCAATTGAATGATAATTTGTTCCATTGTTGGTTAATGTCCACTTATCGTCTGATTCATTCCAAAGTATTTCTACGTCTGAGGATGTTCCTCGTTCTACACGAATTCCAGCATCTACTGTTGGTGCTCCTGTAAAGTCAGTATTAAGATTTATCTTATTGTCAACAATATTTACCTGAGTAGTGTTTACTGAGTTAATTGTTCCAGTTACATTTAAATTTCCGCCAACGGTTAAATTATTAGTAATTGTTACATCGTCTGGCAATCCAATTGTTACAGCAGCTGACTCTCCGCTATTTGGAGAAACAGTAACTTCATTGGCTGTTCCAACAATTGTTGCTACGTAATCTCCAGTTGTGTCTGTACCAAGGGCAACTGAGTTTGGCTGAATTGTTGTTGATATTGTCACATCACCCAAATTAGTCATTGTTGCAGAACCAGTTACATCTCCTGAAAGTGTAATTACTGGATCTTTATTAAGAGATACCGCTCCTGATGAAACTGTAAAATCTGTTGAATTAAATGAGGCAACACCTTTATTTGTATATGTTGCATCTTCTGCAGATACCGTAATTGTGTTATTTGTTACGGCTATATCAATTCCTTCTCCACCAGATACTGTAAGTGTATCTGTTAAAAGATCAACTGTATCCGTTCCAGTATCTCCAGCAATTGCAAGATTAGTTGCTACGCTTACTGTTCCTGCTGCAGTTAAACGGCCTTGAGCGTCAACTGTAAATGTAGGAATTGCTGTTGTTGATCCATATGATCCAGCTGTTACGGCTGTATCATTAAGCTTTAATGTTGTTGTGCCTGCAGCATCATCGTATGTTGATGTTAAGGCTGTGCCAGCTACTACAGAAGAACCAATTAAGTCTTGAATTACTTCAGTAGATCCAGATGCTGGTGTCCACTCTGTACCATTGTAGAAATAAAGAACATTTGTGCCAGTATTGTAGTATATTTGACCAGATACTGGATTTGAAGGCGCTGAGCCTAAGTTTTGTATTCTAGCATTGAGCAACTCATTCTTGTTGAGATCAACGCTAACTAAAAATTTTCTTGCCATTTGCTATCTCCTTATGACAGGTATGCTGTCCCTGAAAATGGTTGAGCCATAGTCAGTGTTATTTGATTTAAACTATTGTAGTCTATTCCAGTTTCTAGAATATCCCCTGAGCTAGATTTTACTGTAACATTTGGACTAAATCCAAGGTAATGATTGATAAGTACAGAATATACTCCATTGACTGGCCCCGTAACTTGAGCAAGCTCCCAATTATAGGCCAAAGTATTATTTGTTAAAAATATTCTACTAGACCCCGACCATGTCAAATCAGAAGTTTTTGGGCCATGAAAAGTTGCAGATGTTGTATCAAAATAAAAATCTCCAGAAAGCCCTAGATTTTCTGCTGGTTCACCAGATCCACTTAGAATTGTTCTTCCTCTTGGGCCTTGCGGTCCAGGAGAATTTACTATAACTTTGTTTATTTGTTCTGTAACAACTACAGATTCAACCATTATATAGTTACCGATCTATTTAGGGTCATAAACCCTTCAAGGAGCTTTATCTTATTCGCATTAGAATCTACTACCATAATGTCATATACTGATTTTGGATAAAAGAGTTTATTTGTTTGAGTTGGTGTAAGTGTTACAGTTAATTTACCAAGTGAGCCAGCTATTACGATGCCGCCACTTGGAGATGTTAAAGTTACTGCTAACTTTGTTCCACCCTTTACATCACGAACCTGCATTTTTGCAGATGCGCCAGTCAGATCAATCGCATTTCCATCTTCATCTTTATATTCTACTACAAAGCTGAATGTCGCATTTTGATCTACTTCGAAATTCTTTTGTCCTGCCATTTGCCATAGTCTCCTAAATAGGAATACTCCTGTACTAATTTTAGCACAGGAGTATTTCTAATTGACTGTTTTTACTTTTTAGTGAATCCGAACGATGGCTCGTTTGGATTAAGTGCTTTCAAAATTACGGGTGCTGTGGCAGCAAATCCGCCCAGTAGTAGGTCTCTTGGACTAGTGTTGCCAGTCATATATAGAGCAATCGCTGCTCCTAGAAAATGACGTCCATAACTTGCTAGTGCTGCTAGAATTTTCTCTTGCATTGTAACCTTTCCATCTCCATTAAGATCTTCTTTAGCTTTTGCCATTTTTGATCCTCCTTATTTCTAGGCGGGTTGCCCAGGAATTTTGGGCTTTAGCCCAATTCTATAATTGTACCACTATGCGCTAATATCTACCAATTCGCAATTGCCATCAGAGCTACAGGCAAGTGTTGCATTTATGGAAGTACCATCTTCTAACTCATAAAAAGATAAATCTTCCCATCTGATGCTTTTGGGCATCTTTAATACCAAATCTTCATATTCTTCTTTTGAAACCTCTTGGTATGGCGCTTGCTTATAAGAGTGATCAGAGTATGGAAGAAAAGAAATTCCAGAAAGATCGTCAAAGTTTTTATAAACCCAAGAACCAACTTCCATCCACTCTTCATCTTTTACAGACACCGTAATTGATGGTTTATGATCACACCAAGCTTTTTGATATATCATCCAAAGCTCAAGATGCTCTATGGCTGTAAGGTCTTTTCTAAGTGTTGCACCTTCTGGTGCTTTTACAGGAAAAGAAAAAACATAAGTTTCTGTTGGCTTCATAACATCGTCTTCTACTGGAATGCCAATCTCTTTAAGAAAAATTGAAATAGGATCGCCCTTAGATCCACGAACAGTTCTAATGTAATACTCAGAATGCCAAGGATGCATCCCAGAAGAAACTCCAGTAAGCTGAGAAACTGTTCCAGAAGGTTTTACGCATGTAACTGAAGCTGAAGGATTAATTCCTATATTTGATGCTTCTTTAACATTTGCTTCCTTAGCTCTAATCTTAAGCCTTTGTAGAGCATGCTCAAGACGTAGGTGATCATCTTCTTTAATATGATCTTTATTTTCACAATTTTCTGGGCAGCTATATCTGCATGTGTAGCCTTCTGGCTTATGTGCCTGATACTTACCAGAAAAATAAGAATTTCCAAACTGTCCAGTTAGTGATACGCCAAGCAGTCTTTCTTCTTCTGTATTCTTTTTCCAAACTTCTCTGATGTACTTAAAGTTTGTCAATGTTGATTGCCATGTTCCAAGAACTGAAGCAAGCTCAACCTTTCTGGAAACAGACTCTTCATTATCATCTTCACGAATAACAACTTCTGACAAGTTACAAAACTGATTTGGCCTTAATATAATTTCTGAGCATGGGTTAGTCCCATAGTGTATTTCTGGATCTCTCCCGCTCAATGCAGCTTGTTTTTGTGCTGCTGCGACATTGTAGATTCCTCGTTCTCCAGATTTTGAATCATATAAAGATTTCCACTCAGCAATAAACTGCTCCATGTCTGGCTTTCTAGAATATGCTACAGAATTATTTGAAAGTGCACGTTGAGGATTGTTTTCCCACCAGTTTCCAGATTTTGCTTGAGCCATCTCTATATCATTTATATTAGAAAGAGAAATCATTGCTGATCTACGAACTCCGCCAACAACAACAACCTCCCCAATCTTGCACATAATATCATGGGCTTCAATTGGCTTAAGCTGTCTTCCTGCGGCAGTTTTAAATTTTGCAATAGTAAAATCAAATAAATTTACAAGCGGTTGAGGGCCAGATGATCTTCCGCCCATAGTTTTAAGTCTTGCACCTGCTGGTCTAACTTTTGTAACATCAAATGATGGTATCTTTCCATCCCAAAGGCTTTTTAAAAGCATCTTGTAGGCTGTTGCCCATCCTGTTTTGGAATCCTCTACAATAATAACATCAGAAACTTTTTCTAAAGTTTGTGGAACTGAAGGAAGCTTATTAATGTACTTGTATTCTACTGAAAATCCAACTCCAGATCCACACATTAGAATATACATGGTTTCGTCAAATGCTCTTGGGTGATCAACTGGTAAATATGAACAGTTGTATCCAGCAACATTATCTCTTTCTAGGGCGGGACCAGAAGTCATCACAGCTCTCATAGAAGGCATTACATTTCTCTTGTATACAGCATCTTTAAGATTTGAAAGAAGTATTTCGTCTGGGGTATAGTCAAAATTTTCTTTTAGGTTGTTTAGCATAAAGGAAAAATATCTATCTACAGTTTCTTTCCAAGTTTCTCTTCTATTTAAATCTGGTATCCATCTAGCATATCTCGAAATAGCTATAAAATTTTCATATGGGTTCTCTATTAAAGCGCTGTTTGAATTTGGCTCAAGTAATACCATTGGCTTTTCATCAAAATAATCTGAGGATTGTTTAAAATTTTGAATTTTTGTCATTTTGTCTCTTTTCCGCCCAACGGCACATAAAATTTAGTAAGAGTCTTATTCTACCAAAGTTCTTTATAGAAGGGAAGCGTTTAATAAAAAATAACAAAAACTAATTGTTTATTAGTTAACTAGAATATATAAAGTATTATATTTGGGTTGACATGTAACAATAATTAATGGTATTCTTATAGTTCGTTATCTCTATTGGAGGAAATGCCTATGGAGAATATAAAAGAAAAACTTAGCGATGTTTTACATCACTATGTTGCAATATCAGTAGCTGTATTGTTTTTATTTACTGGTCAACCAGAAATGATTCAATCAGCATCTGCTCTGGTTGTAAAACCAGATGTAAAAACCGAAGCACAACTTAACAAGGAAAAGCTGAAGCAATTCAGTAATACTGTGTGGAAACCATCTGAATCTTTAACAGATACAGAATTGGTTGAACTACTCGAAGCCGTAGGCTTTGAGGGTAGCGCCCTTAAAATGGCGTGGGCTGTGGCTAAAAAGGAGTCTAATGGACGCCCAATGGCTTATAACGGCAACAGGAAAACTGGAGACAGTTCCTACGGAATTTTTCAGATCAACATGTTGGGAAACCTAGGTGATGATCGTAAAGAAAAATTCAAACTGGACAGTAACTACTCGTTATTTGATCCAGCAATCAACGCAGAGATAACGTATTATATGACCAATGGCGGTCAAGATTGGTCGTCATGGAAAGGTTTAACCGCTAAGACAAAAGAGTGGCTAAACAAATTTCCATCTAAAAGTTAGTAAGGAGTTAATATTAAGATACAAATAGTGTCTGAGTATCTAGCTCTGTCAAGAGAAGGCCTTGTGTCAGAGATGGTTTGTCCATTAGACCAAGGTCTTCTCTTTTCAAACCAAGACGATGACGAAAAAATATTCCTATATTGTCTTTCTTGCCAGTATAAAAGCTATATTGGTAGCGCTGTATACTCAAAAATGTTAGAAGGTTTAAAGAATGCCACTAAATAATGAATTTGATGAGGCTTTAAGAGCTAAAGTTGCTAGAAATATTCCATGCATGCATATGCCTGGCTTGCTTCTTGCAGAAAAAGCTCTTATTGTAGTTAAAGAATATGCTGAAGAAGCTAAGTCTAGAGGATTAACAACTATTGATGAATTGCTTGAAGATATGAAAGTAAAAAATGGACAAGCCGAGTAATAACTTAGAAGATAACCTACCTATGGTTAACTACATCATGCTCCATAGAATATATGACGTATTATGTTTAATTGCTAAAGGAAGTGTTGGTAGCAATGAGATCGAAAAAATGGTAAAATATCATGAAGAGGGATTTTTGCTGGGACCCTCCCCAGCATTTAGAGCGGAAGATGAAAAGAATGAATAAAGATAAAGAATCTGTAGTGCGACTTATGGTTGCTGTATATGAATCAATAAATACAAAGATGGCATTAATGTCTGGAATGACTGAAGAAGAAGCGGAAGCAAAAACTCAAGAGGCAAATCCAGCAATGATTTATTATATGAGCGAAATTTACAACAAGCTTGATGAAAATGACATTATAAAATACGAATAGTGATATAATTAGTTTATGTCACCTAAACATTTTCAAAAGGTAATGAACAGCCCATACTTTAGAATGGACAATCAAGTTCCGTCTATTTGTAAATGTTTTGAGTGTAGAGTAGAAAATCTTTTTATTAAATTCTTTAATATAAAGAAAATAAAAATAAAATTACGTAGGTTGAGATAAAACTCCTTACGTATGCACGTAAGTGCTTAACCCCAATCGGATCCGCCTCTGATTGGGGTTTTTATTTTCTGTCTTCGTGCACAAAAGCTGCGTAGACTATTCTTTCTCCATTGTAAAATTTATTTACAGCATGAGAATAATCAAGATTTCCAGGATGAACAAGTAAAGAACCAGCTTTTGGCTTAATAGATATATCTTTATTTACATATACTATTTCTCCACCATCAAAATCGTCAGTAATAAAAATAACAATTCCGTGGGATACAAAGGTAGGGCCTTTTTGATCCTCTTCCCAGTCATATGAGGCATCATCTTGATGAGGTTGCATTAAATACTTATCATTAGGATTATCTGGAATATGCCTGTATTTTGTAAAATCTATTTGGCCAGTAGAAGATATTTTAATTTTTCTATCCGTAGACTCTAGCATTACCTTTAATTTTTCAATATACTCAAACCATAAATCTATAACATTTTTATTTTTGCCTACTTTAAGTGTAAGATGAACTGGATGACCATAATCTTCTATGTATGAGTTATTGTTTATTTCATGGATAAATAGGGAGAGATCTTCTTTAGATATAAAATCTTCTATATATATAATGTTTTCATCAATATCAATCTTATTCACTATATATCTCCTTATTCATTGCTAAAAAGTGCGGCGAAAAGTGAGCCGAAAATTAGAGACCATCATTTTCATCTTCGTATAAACTTCTCAAATACTCCATATTAGCTAGACGTTGTTCCTCAGACCCTATTTTATGCTCTACTATAACACCTGCCCACATAATAAAAAGGAGGGTCGAAAGAGGAACATCATAAGCTATCATATTAGTATTATACTCCATGTTTCACGTGAAACCAATTAGGCCTATATACTAAGCAAAAGAAAGACTGATAGAGCAAGAAAGCAAAGGGCAATAAATCTGATCTTCTTTTTTCTTGGCCATTCAGATGGCACTCTTACATTATCCATATTCTACTCCTTTGTAGGCCTATTGGGATTTGAACCCAAAGTCGATTGCATATAAGACAATTGCTTTAACCAGGTTAAGCTATAGGCCCTTATATTAGCCTATTATCTGGTATGTAATACCAAGGATGAAAGTTATTACAGTTACTATGGCTATTGCAATAATTAACTTCATCTTTCTATCCCGCCTTTTCTTATGTATTTTCTTTATGTTTTTTAATGATTTATCTGGGGATATTAGATTTTAGGAAAGCCCCCCTACCCCCCAAATTTTTTCTTTTTGGAAAGATAGAGGAAGCAGTTCCTGGAACATATATCCACAGATGTTATCTGGTACATATTGAGTTTCAGGGTAAGCCCCCCACAAAGCAAACTAAGTGTAGCATTTAACTTTTATTGAAGTCAATAGATTGTGCTAATTTTTTTTACATGTATTTCGCAAAGGTCGTATTTAATTCCCTTATTGTTGATCATACTTGTATATGCGTATTTATCGCAAAATGAACATGTCATAGCTCTATTGTACCACCGCATTATATTCTAGTCGACTACTTTTTAGGATTTATGAAAATGTTAATATATTTTTTACATGTATGATACACAAAAAAAATTGAAAGCAATTTCCCGATAGTGCGCCCATAATGTCCGAATTGCACCTTATTTTTTGTAAATGTGATGTAACTCATAGCCCTAATGTCCCTAATGTCCGTTTCTCAACTTGAAATTTGTCAGACCCCCATGCTATGCTTAAGGTATAACAAAAAGAAAGGTGTTCAAGATGAATACATTTGAAAGAATACAGAAAGAGCAAGCGGAAAAGCGTATTGCTCAAAGAATTAAAGATAAGGCTATAGTAGAGGCTATGTTTTCTAATAACCCTCGCCCTTTAAATAACGCTTACCTACTAGCAAAAGAGGAAAACTAGTGTGACTAAGGTCACAAAAATACTTTTGCGACACACCCCCCTAACCTCCCCAATTTGTCAGACCCCCATGCTACAATTACAGAATAACAACAACGAAAGGTCAGAATAAATGACACTAGATGAATACAAGCAAATGGTAGAGGCTCAACGCCTCGCCTCCCTAGCAATAGCCCTAGAGGCTTTGCGTAAGTCCGATACAATCGCTAAGGAGATGAATAAATAATGTCATACGCATACTCATACGAAACTAACTCAATCTCTAAATGGGATACCATTCAAGAAGATGTCGCAGACGCATACGCTTACCTTGATGAGGTAGATGAGGAACAACCTCCACTAGATGACTTCAATGATGAAGATACAGATGAACTAGCAAAACTATACGCACTAACTTGGGAGAACTAATAATGACTATCACTTACTCACTATGGGACGGCGCACAATTCCTCGGTTTCTTTACCGCAACTAGCGCAGACGAAATGAACAAGACAGTAAAAGATTTACAGTCAATCTCTAAAAATGTAGTAGCACACCTACGAAAGGTAGAACAGAACTAATGAATGAAGGTATCTTTACAATCGAGATAGGTAGTTATGGTTTCATGCTTGACACTAATTGGTGTTACATAGCGCTATCTTGGCAACTAATAATCACGCTCTCTTTACTAACTATCGGCTATAAGGTTTATAAGGCTTATAAGCAAAGGAAATTCTATGACACAATAGATAACTCCTCATGCAATACAACTAGTGACGCTAATAGTAACTTATGGGGTGAATGATGAAAGAATGTAAAGTAATTAATTGTAACAATACCGATTTAGTTTATAGCGGAATAGATGCAATGCTATTAGGCGGGATCATAACCGAAACCTATTGCTACTCATGCGCTAATGCGTATAATCAAATAGATAGCGCTATGCAATCACTAAGAGATAAGGTTAATGCGTAATGAATAGACTACTTACCACACTAGTACAGTTATCCCTTGCCCTCCCCGCCCTATACATGGGGCGCATGATGTGGCGCGAGATCGTAGCCGACTATAGAGAGTGGGCTAACTCACACTAGCCTAACGGCGTGTCGGCTTGACATTGTCAAGCTGGCCCGCAAAAGAGCGGGGTTATCCACAGGGTTACGGTGGTTATCCACAACCCCCAGGATTTGCAAGCACGACACGCCCGAGATCCGTGTGAGTTTTATCACACGACTTGAGCGTCTCACATCATGGAATTACTCGCTAGTAGTTATCTTTTGTCGGTGGTATCCGCTATAATTGCGGTATAACGAAAAACAGGCGGTAAAGAAATCCGCTACGAAAGGTGGTCGAAATGACTACAATAAACACACTATGCAAGGCGCACGAGCCTCTTGTTTCTGCTATCTCCGAAATTGGAGATGAACAATTTACCCTATGCATGATTTGCGATAGCAACATTGAGCGTTATTACTACGATAGCGACCCTGAGCAATTTCCTACATGGACAGATTGGTATGTGACTAAATGAGTATTTGGACAAGGTTTGCTACTGTAAGCGATTACCCTAAAGGTATGATGAACCAATGCGTGTGTGGGCAAGTAGTCCTAGCACCTAAAACACGACATGAGAATTGCGAGAATAAATAATGAGTACTTTTGTACCAATTAAATCCGTATGTGGTGCGGTATCCACCACAATAGACATGTATGACTATGAGTTAAATCCTCATGGCGTTATCTGTTGCGATAATTGCGAAAGCATTTTGTTATGCCGTAAGGCGTGGGACTTTCTTTATAAGGGGAATAAATAATGAGCATGACACTAATAAATAAGGTAACTGTTGGAAAACTGTTTATTTCCAACGATCACATGTATCTTGTTAAAGAGGTATTAGAGGTAAATGATGAACACGAATTCGTAACCGCAACGCTTACCAATGCACAAGGCGAAGAGGTATTTTTTAATGGTGGATTTTCTCAATGGTTTGAAGGGTTGGTTAAATAATGCCAGTTTTTAATTTTGATTTATCCGTTACCATTGAGGACGATAATTTTGAGTCTGCCTTATCATGGTTAAAGGTTATTCCATTGGAACGCCTTGATTTTATTGTTGTCGATTATACAGAATTAGAGGTTAGCGAATGAAATCACAATTTGAGAAAGATTTAGAAATCAAAGAAAGTTTTATAGATTTACTAAATGATGTTTATCCAACTGTAAAAATTGGTTACTCTACTTTTACTCCCGCCGAAATCTTAGAGTGTTGCGACCCTGTTGCTTTTGCGATTGGTTTAGTAGAACATGAAGATTATTTAACAGAAATGGAAAATGAATAATGGAAAAAGATATTTTTGGTTTTGCAGATGCAATTGAAATTGAATTGATCAATGAAGAAAATTTAAAAATTGTTGAATTAATTTTTAAAGATTTTAAATAAATAAATCGTGGCGGTTCGACATTGTCGAGCTGGCCCGCAATATTGCGGGGTTATCCACAGGGTTACGGGGGTTATCCACAACCCCCAGGATTTCCGACACGCCCGACACGCCCGAGATTTTGTGATTTTTATCACATGGCTTGAGCGTCTCAAAATGTGGAATTACTGGCTAGTAATTATCTTTTGTCAGTGCTATCCGCTATAATTGCTACTATCAACAAACGAAAGGTGACAACTAATGTCAGCAAATGTCTATACAATAGAAAGCCTACTTGTAGGAAAAACTTATCACTCACGCACTTTAACAGGCGAAATTATTGACGCAGAAAAGTCTGATGTCTTTTATGGCAGAGGCTTAGAAAGTTATCGGGTTCAGGTTCGCCCACACTATCCCTCAGTATTTAATCTAAAAGATACTTATCGCTATCTATCAGTTAAGGTCGGTGACTAATGATTAAAGAATACTTAGATGAAAACGAATTTTATTTTATTAAAGATGAAATAAAAATCTGTTGTGATGAACAACAATTTATCCATGTCTGCAAAGCGCATGGCGAGCAACAAGGTTGCTACTTTTGCGAATTTAACCCTTATGAGAATTGCGAGTGTGAATAATGATTAACTCAGTATTAACAATAGATTGTCAAGATTGCCATGGTCATGGAGTAATCTTTTTTGGTAATGATAATGATTTCGATTGCGAACCTTGCGATTGTGTAAATGACGGCTCACTATTTTGGAACGGAGAAAATAACTAATGTATAAACTAACTTGCGCTTATGACTCAAATGCTCCGCATTGGTCAGCGGAATACGAAAACGAATTTGGTGCTTGGGAAAACTTTTTCCTATTTACCGATTGGGGATTTGCTGATGAATACGCAACTGTAAATCTTTACACACCTAGCGGAAAATGCCACACGAAAATATTTTATCGTGAAGGCAGAAAGGTCGTAATTAAATGAAAACTTTTGAATTTCTAACCTACATAAATGTAGAAGCAGAAAATTATGATGAAGCCATAGATGTATTTCAATTTCAATTAAAATACGGAATAAATAAAGATAATGTCTATGTCGCAGACATAACAGATTTAACTATCGAAAGCGTAGAGGTATAAAAAATGATGACAAGAAAAGATTATGTCGCGGTTGCAGAAATTTTAAATTATGCAAGCGATAAAACTCACCCCGCTGTATTTTCTAAAATGGTAAATGATTTCGCTGAAATGTTTGCGAAAGATAATGAGCGATTTGATGTAAAGCGATTTCATGAAGCGAGTGGGTATCATGTCCCAAAACTCACTACGAGATAAAGTAAAGCGAATTCAGGAATTGCGTCGCAGTAATGCGGCGCAACCTGTTCGCAATAAGAAAAAATATTTTCGCAAGATCAAACACAAAAATAAAATTGCAGAGTGATGCATAGTTATGCAGCCCGCAATACTGCGGGGTCGGGCGTGTCGTTACGGGTGTGATTAAAATCACCCTGGATTTTTGTTAAAGCTCTCGGCGTGTCTTAGATAATGTCAGCCCATTCTGCTATACTTGCCATTCAACTAACGAAAGGCTCATCTCATGGATTTCTATGATGACTACTATGAAACAGATATGCTACGCCCTGACGCTAAGTCATGCTATTGCAAAGTTAATTTAATTTGCGCTAATTGTGCGGAGAGTTATAACTAATGGATACTTGTATTGTATGCGACCAAGAAACTACCCAATTTGTAACCGATGACGGGGAATATTATTATCCCGTGTGTGGAGAGTGCTACTAATGACTAAACTAAAACGATCTAACGATAGAAAGGTGGCTAACCTTGTCACAAAAAACGGAAAGCAAGCGGCAATTGCCAATACTTTTGGATTACCCGCAGGGAAAGCATATTCATGTCCTGGAGCGACTAGCATATGCGAAAGTGTTTGTTATGCTGGGAAACTTGAAAAAGTATTCCCAACAGTAAAAGTTAATCTATTACACAATTGGGAACTATTGCGTAATGCTGATTACTTAACCATGCTTAATCTAATATCTGAGATGATTGATGAATTCAAGGCTGATTGTGTAAAAAAGAATGCGCCTATGCTATTTCGCATTCACTGGGACGGCGATTTCTTTAATGATACTTATACTACTGCATGGTCTGATGTAATTAAACTTAATGATGATGTGCAATTTTGGGTTTACACCCGCGTTAAGTCTGCCGCGCTTATTCTTAAGGATATATCTAACCTATCTCTTTACTATTCAACGGATGATGACAATAAGGAGATAGGTCATGAACTAAAAAAGAATGAGGGTATCCGTCTTGCTTATCTAGGCAAGACATTTGCCGTAACAGAAGACACAATGAAAGAATTGACGGGCAAGCCTGGCGCTAAGTGTCCTGAGAATATGAAAAGCATTCCGCTAATTAGCAATGCGGGATCTGCATGCGTGTCATGCGGTTTGTGTGTTTACGGGAAAGCGGATATTAGATTTTCTGCAACTAAAAAATAAATTGCAGCGTGTCGGCTTGACAATGTCGAGCTGGCCCGCAATATTGCGGGGTTATCCACAGGGTTACGGTGGTTATCCACAACCCCCTGGAATTTGTGAGATTAATCACAAAATAAATTAGATAAAGCTTGGGCGTGTTGCATAATTTGTCAGTGGCATAGGCTATAATACTCTTATACCAACAACGAAGGGCAATAAATGAAAATAGAACACAACCTAAAGTTTGTTACAGAGTTTAAGGAAGGTCACCCTATAACTATGCAAATGAAAATGCTTGATGAAGGCACTCGCGTAATAATGCTAGAGTCATTGCTAAAAGAATTAGTCGGTAGCCGACTACAACCTATCCTTGATGAAATAAATGAAAATGGTTCCTACGCAATACTAAAGGTGGCAGAATAATGGGATACACAACAGCGTTAGACTTATCAGAAAACTTAGACATAACACTAGAACAGGCTATTGGTTATCACTTACAGGGTAATCACTATCCACCCGTTCCGCTTTCTATGGTGCAACCTTGCATTGATGCTATTGATGCTATTCATGCGGGTGATGGCGATACGCCAATAGCACTTCCTGAAGGTGTTAAATACAAGGATCGAACAACAGCACCCGCGTGGGCAATCGCTGAGCAGCACCACTTAGAAGCGTGGCTACCTGAGTGTGACTAAGGTCACACAATAATTATCTCAAATGCTGAGACAGGGCTAGACTAATGTCAGACCCAAATGATACAATACTAACCTAACAAAGAAAAGAGGCAATAAATGACAATCAACGACAAGTTGTACCAAGTAGGGGATTTATTCACTACACTAAAGTCAAAGAAAACAGGTGTGATTAAGGAAATCCACCCACAGGCATCTGGCTCGGTGCGTGTGCTACTAGAAATGCCAACGAAAGAAACTCGTTGGACTTCGGTATCCGCTCAAACGCTACTAGGCGTATAATCTAAAGGCAGGTGGGTCGCAGAAATGTCAGACCCACCTGCTATAATTAAAACTTAATAAACCCACTAAACCCACAACGAAAGAAGGCAACAAATGGCACGACAGAAAGCAATTAGCGTTAAAATCGCAACACCAAAGGTAATCAAGGCACTCGAAACTGCACTAGCAAAGTTAGAGTCAGATTACGCATCACAAGAAGCAAACGAAGCAAAGTATCAGAAATTGCATGAGAAGTGGATTAAGGAACTTTCAGCCTATGCGGTGGAAAACATCAAGAAGGCAGAAAACTTCCGCACTAACTATCGCTCATGGAATAACACTCTAAACATTGACTTCGATTTGACAGTATTAGCAAAGGATTTGCCAACAGAGCCTGAAAAGGATTTCGAGTCAATTTCCGTCTATAACTATCGTGAGCAAAAAGAGGAAATCTCTAATGCTATTCGTATTCTAAAGATGACAGATGAGGAAGTAGTTAGCACAAGCACTTACAATGCGGTTGCTCGCTATCTCTAAATAATTTGGGGGGCAGAACTAAAGTCCTGAACCCAAACAACCTGAGTAAGTTGCTAAACTGCTCTCCCTTCGGGGACAACTACTAACAAA